TAACGCCAGTTAAAAACCCGGCGCAAGGCCGGGTTGGAAGAAAGAGATTAATTACTTAATCTTGTTCTGCAAGAGATTTGAAATAGTCCAAATCTTCATCATCACCAATCGATTTATCAATCATGGACACATCTTCATCTTTAATTGAAGAAACAACTGAATCAACTGCTTTGGTCTTTGTTGCAGAGGCAGTACCATCAAAACCAAGAACTTTGTCGAGGCGTGATTTCAACTGTTCATAAGGTTTAAATTGTTTCTTTTCAGCAAACTCTTTAATACCATGTTCTGATTTCCAAAGTGCTTCAAGTTTTTCATCATTACCATCAAAGAGTGCAGATACTTCCGCAAACTCTGATTTATCATAATTACGATAACCTTCAACATTACGAATCTTCAACTTGAAGTTGGCACCTTCCCACATATCAAATGGGTTGACTGCTTTCTCATCTTCAAAATCTGGATTCATTGCTTCAGTAATCTTATCAAAGATTTTCTTACCAAATTTGAAAAGACGGACTTGTCCTTCATTTTCTTTATTGGCAGGGTCAGAAACTACCAAGATGTTCGCAATATAAGATAGTTTTCGTTTTTGTTTACGAGCAATATCTTTATTTGCTTCAATGCCAGAATTCCATAATGTATTGTTGTGTTCACATACTGGACATTTCTCATTGATAGTTGTCAAACAATTATCAATGAACCAACCACCAGGACCTTGAAATCCGTGAGAGAACACACGAACCCAAGGCAGAGCATCATCACCATCAGCGGCAGGTGCGGGTAGAAAACGAATAACAGCCATGCCGTTACCTGCTTTATCTACTTCAGGTTGCCAGAATCGGGTATCTTCTTTGGATCCGCTTTCAGCGGTTTGGGTTGTGGCTTCAATAGCCTTTGTGAGTTTAGCGAAGTCATTGCGACCACGCTTTAAATTTGCAAAACTACTCATTGTATTTCCTTTCGTATAAACGGAGTATTAACGGTATATAAACGACTTATCCACATAAACATAATGTATCATATATTTAGTGTTCATGCAAGCAAGGTTTTGATTTTTTCAATAGTATCGCCCAAATCTTTGTGATGTATGCCGATACCGCCTGCTTTATTAAATGCTTGAATAACATCTAAGGTATCATCAACTAAAACAATGCCAGGTCCTGCATAATCTCTCTTATGTTTACGACCAGGCACAACATTCGGTTTAAATGCAATACCATTTTTCTTTAACCAAGCAATCTTCTGTTCTTTCACCTCATTGTGATATTTTTCACCACCAGATGAAGTCAGAATTTCTACTTCAATCCCTTTCTTGGCAAGTTCTTTTGCAAACTTGACCATTTCTTGGCCACCTGGCCACCAAGGAAGAGATTCGAATCCTTTTTTCTCTAAAATGAAATTAGGCCATTCTTCTGTCCATAACTTTTTTTCTCGGTTCTTTAAGGTGTCAGGTCCATAATGACCAGAAAATGCACCCTCAAAATCAGAGAGAACGCCATCCATATCAAGGTATAATTTTTTCATTCCAAAACCTTTTTCAATATCAACTTGAATTTTACAACATCTTGTGGTAAAAATGAGGCATACTTTTCACATTTACGCCTAAAATCAGGCCAACGAATTGTATCGGTGATTTTTTTGTCCCACATCGGAAAGAAATTTAGAATTTTATTCAGTATTACCAAAGTTTCAATTGTAATCTCTTTGCGTAATGCCTTTGTCAATAATACCGGGTAATCGCCATCTGTTTTGATAACCTCATTTGGGTCACTTAGATTCTCAAAGACTGTTCTACAATCATTCTCAAACGCATAGGAAAGACTTTGGATGACTTTTTGACGATTGCGATATCTTATGTCAGCATCTTCTTCTAAAAGTTTACCAACCCATGTTTTATCGTCTTCCAGAAAGTTGGCAACCAAGAAATCTATTAAGGCATCCTTGTTGGTATACTTTCGGGAAAGTTTATAGAAATGATACTTGTCTTTACGATTTTCAAAGGACTGAACCGAATGGTTTGTTTTACCATTGTATTTGAAAAAATCGTATGTGTCCTTTGAGAAATGTAGTTTTAAAGATTCGTATATTCCAAATGTTTCATAACCAGTCATAAAGGTAAACGAGAACTTTTCTCTTTCAACATGTTATTATCCATAGCATCACCTTCCAACTTAGATTTTAAATTGGCGTTTACTAATGTTGCCGCCACTTCTATTTCAAGTCCAGTTTGTTTACAGTATTCTACAATCGCTTCTATGTGATTGTAATCAGTTTTGGAAACAAGAGCGTCAATGGCTTTGGCAAACTTCGCCATTTCATCTTTTGTTGGCATTATTCCTCACTTTTACATACTGATTGTGGTGCGTGAATGGGACAATTATCGTCATAACAATGATGTGTTGCCATCATTTCTTTGTTCAATCCACACACTTCGCAAGTGGTTGCATTGGCACGAAATTTAGGAGGATTCATCAATGAATGAACCGTTGATGCCCATCGTTGATTTGATTCTTCGAGGTCATCTTCTTCATTTTCAAATTGAATAAAATCATCTTCATTTACGAAATCCAAATGACCCTCAAAATGAAATCCTGCACCACGCAAGAACATTTCAAACTCATTCAAAATATCATCCAATGTTTCCGCATTAAACTCAACGGTTCTTTTAGATTGAATGCTATGCACAAAAGGCATAGATTCTTCCTGACAAACAAAAGTAAATTTAGACATTATTTCACCACACTTTCATATAGATTTTCAAATTGTTCATTCACAGCAACTTCTTCATCAAAGTTTTGCTTGTGATAAACTCTCACCAACTTCGCAACCAGTTTTTTAGGTAATTGCATTTGTTTTGCGGTCTCTGCAATACTCTCCCGAATAAAATCGTTTTCACCTTCGATTCGTGTCATTGAATCGGAACATTCTTTTACGATTTTAAACAACTTTTCACGGTCTGGTTGCGATAGTTGATTAATGCTCAACTGTTGAACTGCCATAACAAAAACTCCTTTTTTATTTTTTAGCGGACGATGCTACATTATGTGATTGTGCTGAAGCCGCAAATGCAACACAAATTAAATCATCACTCTTGGCATATGAACAACGAACCGAAAGAGGATCAATTCCTTTTGCGATTGCATTGTCAATATTTCCTGCCATTAATGTTCTATCTTTAATGAAATAATACGACATGCTTCCAACTGTGGTTAGAAGAATTAATGTCAAACAAATAACAAATGTCGAATCCAACTTAATTAAATCTGATACCTTTGCGTTCATAGTTGTTTTAAGTCCTTTCTGTTGTAAAAAATGTGTCTGCCTATTACTGCTGTTTTTTCCATGTTTTTCCATTTTGGACTCACATAATCTGCATGATAGAATAGAGCGCCGTGTGTTGGGTCCTCAATTCTTTCATAGTTAGCATAAACATATATCGCCAAATTTCTAATGTTATTATACAATGAATTGTTACTATTTGTCAAGACCTTACCTTGCGACATTGCCTTAGGTCTTTCTTCGCAGTACCATGAAAATTGGCAAACACCTGCCATTTTTTGTTTTACGACACTACAAATATCGGATTCAAAGCGACTACTTTTTACACGATTGATGGTGACAAATGCTACGGCAACTTTACCTATATCAGGCTCGTGACCTGCTTCAAAGTAAATATTTTCCGCTAAACATTCAATTTCTTTTTTTGTATCTTCTGTTAAGTTGTTGTAATATGCTTTGTATGGCATGTTTGGTCTTTCAAAATTTGACATGGCAATACCAAAAGTCAAAATCATAAATGCAACAACAGAGGTAATTAATATGCGAACCTGCATAATTCTCCTTAATTAGTTAAGGACCGCAGATGCTAAAATCCGCGGTCCAATCCCGTATCAGGTGGACTTTTTGCTAGTCTTTTCTTGTGTATTGTTGGGGATTTGTGAAACGAAGCCGTTTAGAATTTGCGCTTTGGCAATAATATCAGCTTCACTAGGATATGGAGGGAATCCCGGATGTGCCGGTATTTCACTTCCATGTATTTTCGCAACCTCACACTTTGTAGCGTATTCGTTTGCGACTTGCTCACGCTTACCATAATAATCTTGCTCAAGCATACCTTGAGCCATTTTCAATAAATCCAATCGGATTTCGAATGGTGTCATATTTGACATAATAATTCTCCTGTGTGTTTATTTGTGTGTTTACCGACGGTTGTGTGTATGCCGGTATCTTATTTAGTAACTACCAAGCCCAAGAAACGCAAGAATACCTTGTTCCTGATGTTACGGGCTCAACTCTGTGTGGATATAAAAAACAAGATGGAAATACAACAGCAGAACCTTTTGCCATTGGGATTTTTTCATCACCCCACATAATAAGTTCACCACCCTCATAATCATCATTTAACATTCCTAAAAATGTTAATGTTGGTATTCCTTTTCTCTCACCATCGAACAAAGTATGAATGTGGTCGCAATGTTCAGCCATCAGTCTGGTTTCTTTATACATGTTAAAACGAACTTCAGAATATCCTTGCCAACTATCAAACCAAGTAAAATTTAAATGTGTCACATATTCTTTATATGCGTCCCAAATTCTCTGCATGATGTATGGTTGAGTTGAAAGACCACGGCCATATGCAATATCTAATTCTTTACTACCACTTCTTGTATTATATGAACCATCCATTGCATTATAAAAAGTATGTTGTTGCCAATTAGCATTTTGCATTTCTCTAATTGTTTGTTTACAAGATTCTTCATCAATCCAATTTTCAAGAACCACAACATATGAACTTAAATCTCTATCCATTTTAATCCCACAATCCTTGATAATATTTGCCAAAAAGACGG